AAACGTTCTGTTTTGGTCTTGCGGCAGTTCTGATAACGCGGCGGTTTCCAGCCGAAGTCCTCGATCAGCACGCGGACAGAGACGGAGAGGAGATAGCTCATCATCGTATGGACATCAGCGTCGTCGTCCCCGCTGTTGAATTCCGCGCCGATCTTGTTGAAGTACTCGCGGACGTAGCGGTCAGCGGTTCTTTGCATCCGTCCTTCGATGTCGTGCTTGTACGCCTCGATAACTTGGCGGTCGTGTTCGGCGAGCCATTGGCCTGTGATCCTTGGCGGGTTATAGACCGCATTCAGCTTCTTTGCGGCGCGGAGTGCGTCACCGTTTCGTCCCATGTTTTCGCCTCCTTCTTTCCTCGTGTTCGAATTCCCGGAAGTGTTCCCAGCGCCTACACTTCCCGAAAAAGCCATCCTGTTCCATACGCCTTTGATAGAATGCCGACTCTGGGTTGTGACAGTTGTGGTCTTTCTCGTGGTAGTAGAGGCAGTTATAACAGCTTGTAAATATCATAGCATATCCTCCCAGAGTACGATAGCTGTCACGCCGATGCAGCAGATGATCCAGATACCGAATACAATACAGAGTGCTGTCATCATCTTACCTCTCCTCCGCTCACGCCGTTGCACCTGACAGCAAACCGCAAGCCCTCGATCTCTCCCTTGAGACGCTCGATCTGTAAGTCCTGACAGCGGATACGTGCCTTTAATTCGTTGTTAATATCCAGTAGTTTTGCATTTTCTGCCATCTCATTAAGTTCACAAGTCGTTGTGTTTGTTGAGTTACACATATTCATTCTCCTTTCATCATGTCACAGTCAATTGCCTGACCGCATTTTGCACAAATATTTCTGTTAGTGTTGTTATGGAAATCGACTGCCTTTAGCCTCTTGTTCCACATCCCGATCCAAGTTTCGCAGGTCGGGCAATACAGATGCCGTAAATTGTCATTATAAACGTCTATGCTTATCATCGGCTTTTGCGGTATTTGCTTTTTCATGGCTTCTACTGCAATGTCGCAAGCCCACGGATCAACGTCTGTCGCTGTCTGTATATGCCTGATTGCACATTCAATACGGTCAACCTCCTGTGCCGTCATCCTTAGCCCTCCTGTTCCATGCTTCGATGGCTTCTTGCAATGTCTCTTTTTCTGGATAAATTGATCCTCCACAGTTAAAGCATTTAACACCGAATCTTTCCTCAGTTTCATCGTCTACTACTGTTTGCGGATACTTGCCACAGAACGGGCATGGCTTTAAGTCACTCATCCTTTTCTCCTTTCCGCATAACTGCAAAAACTGTCTGGCTTTGCTATGTTTAAGCCCTCAACAAGATTGCATCCTCTCTTCTTGTCAAACATTGTGCAATCCTTACACTGCACGATTTCTGGCTGTGCGGATGGCAACCCTTCTATTGCCGCTAATACATGCGTACTATTCCACCATCTGTCTTCATCGAATCCATCTCTGAACCAAGTGTGTAGCGCATCAATCGCCGCCTGTCTGCTAATTAAATCATTCATCCTGTTTACCTCTCATATCAGCACCGCAGTTCGGGCAGAAATCATATAAATCTATTGCCTGTTCTCCACATACAGAACAATAGTTCCACGCTCCTTCTATACCATTGCTTTTATCTATCCACTTTCCCTTCTTCCGTTCTGGCTTTGCTGGTGGCAGATTATTGATCCATTCATCAAGCCGCTTTTTATTGCTATCCGTTCCCATGCGGTACATTAAGTGCATATGGAGTGCATCAATCGCCGCCTGTCTGCTGATTATGTCTCTCATTCTTCCCGCCTTTCTGGATAATCGTCATCCGTAACGTTCCTTTTCTCCCACAAATGGCAGTACCCATCTTTCGGCAATGCATAATGTTCTTCTATCGGGCATCTTGTTCCCCCGTCTGCGTACCATCCACCGTTGTTTACAGTTCTGCCACAATTAACACAAGTGCGCTGTGGTTGTGCGGATGGCAACTGTTCGGCATTTCCGAACTGTTCAAGCGATTCAAACGCTTTTCTTACAGCAACAATGAGCGAATCCCTTTCTGTCGTCCTGTTTGCCAGTACATCATCCAGTATTCTGCATACCTTGTTGCACTGTTCTTCTCTAATACTCATCCTGTTTACCTCTCATATCCGCGCCAACCTTCTCGTAAAGCCGTTCAAGGAACTCAATTTCTGTAGCCGTGTCTTTATCATACTGCCAATGCTGAGCCGACCGCTTTGACAACAAGCTAAGTGATATACCGTGTTGGAATACCCTTAGTTCTTCCTCGGTGTATCGCTGTTCGGGCTGTGCGGATGGCAGATTAAAAATCACTCCTTCTGCCCTGTCTAAGGCGTCCTGCCATGCCTCATTATACTGGCTGTAAGTTTCTATTTTGCCGGGTATCTTATATCTATGCTCTTGGCACAGCACATCAAGCACATCAATCGCCGCCTGTCTGCTGATTAATTCATCCATCTGTCAATCTCCTTCCGCACATCGGACAATACATGATCTTCGCTGAACCATTCCATCCTTTCGCACTCAGGCTGATCTCCCACCCGTTCATGCCAAAACGAATAAACGCATGGCAATTCTTTTCAATCGGCTTTACATATCCATCGCTGTCTTCATGACAAAACGGACAAAGCATTTTTATATCACTCATCCTGTTCACCTCTCATATCACTGCCACAATTCGGGCAGAAATTATAATCACCTGTGCCGCAGTACCATGCCTTACCTTTGCACTCTGAACAAAACCGCTCATATGTTTTCGGTCGGGTTGGAAACGGTCTTGTCCACTTCCCCTTCTTCGGCTCGATGGTAGGCTGCGCCTTTGGCTCATAGCAGTCTTTTATTTCTGCAATAGCATGCTTACACAGCCGCAGGATGCAGAGTGACTCAGTGTCTGCCGAGTGGATGCAGTTTGTACAGGATTCAAATTCATCGCTCATTCCGCTTCACCTTCTTTCCGTTCTGCATAGCTGCACCAATCCAACGGCTTTATACCGTGGTTCCAGTATCCGCACCGTCTGTCATGGCATATCCAATATTTACAGTCTCCGCAAACTATGATATCCGGCTGTTCGGAGGGCTGTTCGTCTATCCGCTTCATGATTTCCTTGCACGGGAAACAGTAATCATGTGTTTCGTAATCCTCGGATAACAGGTTTTCCTTTAATCCTTTTCTGCTGATTAAATCGTCTCGTGCGTTATCCTCCATCCTTCTTCCTCCTGCGCTAAATTGTAGACCGCTTTCCGCTTCGCTTTCAGTTTCCCTTCATAGAGCCGTTCGCCGCAGTACGGGCAATACTTGTACGGGTTCCGGTAGGTGTACAAGTGTATCGTCAGCCGCCCTCCGCAGACCGGACACCGACACATGACCATGCCTGTATCTTCGTCATATTCCCATTCTTTCGGGATCGCGCCGAGGTCTGTCAGGGTTATTTGTCCGGTCATTGGATCACCTCGCTTAAACTGTACGGAGTGCCAATATAATCTCTTCCGTTTATCCGCACCAGCGTAAAATAGTGATCTATGATTTCTTTGATAACACCCTCGCGGACATCATGATCAAAATACGATCCGAACATCAGCCGCACCCGCTGACCGATATAACGCTTGAAATGATAGTCGCACGGTCTGCGCTTGCCGTCCGGTATGATGTCGAAAATAGAAAGCTGGCCTTTCATCCTGTCATCTCCTTCAAGTACGCTTCCAGCCGCATCTGGCCCGGCACCTGATCCTCGTCCTCCATCCTCTTGGCCTTGTATGCGTTATACTGCTGTCTGTATCTGTAGCTGTCTCCGAAGATGTTCCAAGCTGCCTTTGTGATGTTTGGTTCAAACTTCCCGATCAGCTCCAGATCATCAACTGCCCGATATGATATCGGACAGCCGCAGCATCCTGTTCTCTTCAGGCCGTAGACCTCATATGCGTCCGAATACCGAATCCCGAAATAGTCCTTGTACCATGCCTTATCCGCATCGCTGACATAGTAGAGCGGTCTCAGGCGATAGGACCCGTCTGCCGTTTCCGTAAAGCACATGGTCTTATTCAGGTCCCCGCTCCTTGGAACCGACCGCATTCCGCCCTCGTCTCGGCGTTCTCCGGTTATAACCATTTCATAGCCTTTCTGGACGCTATGAGCGACTTGCTTCTTGCAGTAATCACAACACTTTGCGGATATCTTGAAATTCGGCGGATACTCCGCTATAAAGTCACGCATATATTTCGATGAGTTGATGACCAGCTGAATATTCGGCCTTGGCTCTCCCTTCGCATTGCAGCAGCACAGGAAATTGATCAGGCTTTCACACCTCGGATATCGTTCTTTCAGCTCTGCTCTCTTCGCGATCTTATCCTCGGCCTGTTCATATTCGTCCGCGATGGACAGCGGCACTCCCTTTTTCTGCCACTCGTCCAGACCGCCGCTCATGATTTTCGACACAAACGGTACGCCGTATTTCCGTGTTGCCTGGACAATGTTCACCTTCGGGCGCACTTCTTCAATCTCCACACCGTACTTTTCTGCCGTTGCCTTTACATGGTCTTTTGTCGCCTGCATTTCAAGGCCGGTGTTGAAAAATACATATTTGACTTTTGGAAGTGACGGAACTATTGCCCGCGCTTGTTCGATCAGGTTGATTAAAATATCGCTATCTGCTCCGCCTGAATATGAACAAATCGCTTTCGGATGTTGGCGAAGCCTTGTCATGATAATTCCGATAATCGCCTGAAATTTTGCCGGCGCCGGAAGATCTGCGTAATCAGGGCGGTCTGTATATACCCTGCTTCTATATGGTTCGCTCATCAATCCACCTCCAGCCACGCCACACGCGCACCAACAGCCTTCGCTATCGTACGACAGGCCGTCCGCCATGAGTCCTTGAACTCTTCCCACTCATCTTCTGAATAGCCCGTTTTGATCGTCCGCTCCTTCGGCGGTGCTGGCGGTTCGGGTGGTATCTCGACCTCGACCACCCACGCGCCCCGGACTGGTTCGCGGTATTGTGCCTTTTCCCGCAGCTTTGGAACGGATATGCGTAAAAACCGCGCCGCGTCCTCCTCTGGGATGTTTTCTTGAATGGTGTCATGTTTTATGGATTTGATTTTGTACGTTGCCATTTAAAAACTTCCTTTCAGTTCCCCGAAGGGGTCTTCGTCGTCATCTGCGCATATCTTTTCTTCGGAACGGTTCAACCAAATATCAACGGCGGCTCTCCAATCTGCTATTTTTGTGTTGCCGCTCATCCAATCGCGGGCGTTGTAATAGCTGATAAATTTGCTTGCGTTGAAGT